CCAGTTATTGATCAGCAAATCGGTCAATACTTCAAGAATCTGATTTCCATCGAAATCACGATTGAGATTTGTCAGCCAGTTTGCCTTTGGTAGCCTGGAAAGCGCACCCAAAGCCACGATCGATATGACCTGGTTGATTGCTATCGATCCGCCTGATGTAACCTCGACGGATAAATCAGTGACCGATCCACCCCAAATCGGCACGAAAGTATCGGTTGAATCTTTGATAGCAATTCCGACCGCATCATTGATATTGATGTTTACCTGCGATTGCGTCACATTGTAAAGTTGCAGATTCAAATAACCTGCCTGGGCTTGCTCATAAATATTTGATCGACCACTGGTCGCAGTCAAATTGGCTAGTACGTAATTTTCATAATTGATGCCATTGATGGTGACACGCCAAATCGGATTCCAAAGCGTCATCAGGATACCAACGCGGCTGCGCCGTTTGTGCCTCGATAATATGAATTATTCAATACGTTGATGATGCTTCGGGCTGTACCTTCGGGATCGATTGCGCCAGTAACATTAAGATTGATTGTGGTGTTGCCACCACCCAATTTATTGTTTGGCGTAATTACACCATTGCTTGTCGGTGTAAATAGTTCAGCACCACGTTCACCGACTAGGTATGACGTACCGCCCATTACCGGACCGCCAAGCGCCCTGCCGCCGCCAAATGCAAAATCGATTGCGCCGCCAATGGCTTGCGTCACTGGATTGTTTTTAATGAAATTGACCACCGCTTTGATGGCATTAAAAGCGCTATTGACGACTGTGACCAGGTTTGCAAATAGATCGATCACAATGCCAATAGCACTGCCCATCACGCTAAATGCGCCGCCAAGTATTTTGCCGACTACTGGCGCAAGTGTGTCGCGAGTAAATGCGGCAATGACTTTGAATAGCGCCAGCAGCGGCGCAAGTTTGTCCTCATTTTCTTTAATCTTGCCAGCAACCTTGTCAAATGCTGATCTCAGCCCATCGATGATTGGGGTCAATACCGTGCCGATTGCTGGAATCAAATATTCAGTGATGAATCCCCAAATGTTTTCAAATGTAGGAATAACGTAGTCGCGAATGTACCCTGTCAAAGTCTGAAAAACGGGAGTGAGTTTTGGACCAAGTTCCTCGGCTAACGCCTGGATCGTTGGAATTACCTTATCGACGAAACCGCTGACCATCGGAGTGATGGCATCAAGTACGAATGATCCGACTGTTTCTTTGCCTTCGTTAAATGCGACTTTGAGCCGATCCATTTTGCCAGCAAATGTGTCAGCCTTTTCAGCTGCTTGACCGCCAAATGTGTCAGCCAATGCAGCGGTGATTTCTGTCATTGACATTGTTTTGAGTTCGGCTGCCGATAATCCGACGCCTAATTTTGCCAATGACGCGGCGTTGCCTTCCTGGGCTTTCGCCATTGCATTTGTGACGGCTTCCAGGGATTTTCCGCTACCTGCCGCGACATCGATGGCAAGTGATTGCAATTTCAAAGCCGCATCCGAATCACCCGTGGCTCTGACTAGCCTTTCAAAACTCGGACGCAATTCGTCGTCAGTCAATCCCGTCAGCAATGATGTTTTCAGGATTTGAGATTCAACCGCGGCGATTTGTGCATTGGTAGCGCCAGTCACATTGACCAGTGTTGTCGCCAATTTAGCCTGAGCCGCTTCATCCTCGATCGCAGACTTCACGCCATCGATCAGCAATTTGCCAGCGTAAGCGGCGGCGGCTACTCCAGCAGCGGCAAACGCTGCGCCAGCCACCTTGCCGAATTTGGTGATCTTGTCGCCAAATGTCGAAACTTCGGTCGTGCCTTGATTCAGGCTTTTTTTAAGGTTGTCGATGTCGCCTAATATTGAGAGTTTTAACGTTCTCGATCCTTGACCAGCCATCACCACTCCTTCGCAATTCTACTGAAAGCATTTTCCCATTCGTTGATGATATATGGCTGTTCGGCTCGCAGTGTTGGGTAGATGAACCATCCACGCGATCCTCGACCTTCTCGACCTGACCACACTGGAAATTGCTTGAATCTGTTTGATCCGAATTCTGATCCACCCCAAAGATCACGCGTAGTTGCACCACCTGAAAACTTCTGCGATACGAAACCGAATGAAATTTCACCGATTTTGCTGGATTTGCTGACCTTTGATCCGTCGGCAATTCGACTGGCGACATTGCTTGATTGCAACGATCCAGCCGTTGATTTGATTTTGCCCTGGAGATAATCAGCCAAAGTATTTGATACGCCTTTGGCTTCCTGGATCGCTTGATCGTCCATACCTTTGAAAGCGCTGACGATTTTGCGCAAATCGGCTTTGTCATAAGCGATTGCATCCTCAGCCATTTCGTTTCTCCAATATTTCCATTGCGGTCAAAATATCCTCGGCAGATGTCCATTCAGACATTGGGATTTGCGTGGCAATCGCTAGTTCAATGACTAGTCGGCTGAGACTGCCTCGCTGATGGCTTTTGGGTCTTGATCTCCAAAGGTTACATCCGAAACTGTTTCAGTCCACACTTCATAAGGCTTGACTGGCTTTCCAGCTGCTTCACGTTTCATTGCGTTATATGCAAGGAATAGCAAATCGCTGATGCCGATTTCATTTGCCTGTTGAATTGTTTTGCCTGTTTTGATTTCCCATTTCATCCATTCAGGTGGTGCAGCCACGTAGGTGGCTACATCACCGGACGAATATTCGATTGTGATTGCTGTTTTCATACTCCCGATCTCCCTTTGTTTATAGCGTTGGCGTTGTCACGCAGGTGAATGATAGTGACACGGTTTGTGCATCTGGCGCTGTTCCACCTGCTGATGGAAATATTGGCTGCACATCAAAATTGAATACTGATCCTGATGCAGCCGTAAAAACCACCGCCAATGGTGTATTTGGTGCGGTGTCTGCCGCTGTCCATAAAGCGTTGCAAAGTGATCCGCCTGCTGGCCAATCTGCAAGCATTTCCACGGCGAAAGTTCCCTGTGTGTCGGTGGTGTAGTACGCCTTGCCATCAAGTGTCTGATATGTGTTGATCGTTGATTCGATGGTCAAAATTGCTGATGTGGCTTGCGCATCGAAATCATCACCATCAATGGTGAAAGTGATGTCTCTGCCCGTGACTATTGTTGTTGGCATTTTTTCTCCTAGGTGTTTATTTGGGTGAAATAGGTTGATACATTCAAATCTGCGACTAGCAGATTCGATGCACCGACTGAAATAATTGACGGACGTTGAACGTCACCGACGACGTACCCTGAGGGCATAGCCCCCAAAATGCTGATGATTAGGGCTTCGAGTTGATCCAAAGCGCCTGAGTTGCTGTTATTTGCCACGGCTGCCGTGACAACGAAATTGACCTTGACCTTTGTGACCGCACCATTGATCAGTGTGCTTTCAAGCCAGGGTGAATCGGGAATGATTACGCAAGCAGGTGGGATCACTGCTTCGGGTGCTACGGGATATACGGATGCAGCAACGCCAGCAAGTGCAGTCGCTAAATCATTTCGTACATCAAGCAATGTGGTCATTGGCATATCGAATCCACATCGTAAAACGCTGAGATCAATCCAATGACACGATTCTGCAATGATCGACCCATTCGATATGGAGTTGGTGCAAAATCTACGCCTTCAATTTGTCCACCTGGCGCTGTGATGCTTTGGAAAATCTCCACTGAAACGATCAGAATCGCTTTGTTTATTGCTGGCACATTTGCATAGATTTCAGCTGCTGAGCCACCATCGAGTGTGATCGTACCCGCTGGAATTACCGGAGTTAAAATTCGATCGGCTTCATCTACTATCGCAGTGACCTCAAATGCATTGACGGAATGATCACTGACTGTATATGGTCCATCGAGTCCGTTACCTATTCCAGCGAGTACGACCTGTTGCCCCTGGACGAAATAATTTGGACGCAACGTGTCAATGTATAAAACGTCATTGACGACGCGTGTTGAAACTACTGCGCTTTGATATTGCGTAAGCATCGGCAGGATTGTGATCTCAGCCGAATCGATAATTGAATCAAGATATTCGTCATCAAAAAGGGAATCGGAAACGCCAAGCACCTGACGCAATTCATCTGCGGTGACAATGTTTGGCATTTCCGATCCTTTCGTCTGCTCGGCTAGTTCGGGAGTGACCTAGCCGATGATTGGTTTTGGATTAATCTAGGTAACGGTATGCGCCGTAGCCAATTTTCGTGGCTGTTGCACCATAGCCGTACATCAGAATTCCGATTGAACCATCTGAAATGATGTTTGTGCGGAGTTCTAGGCGTGGAGATTCGTACCAGGTATAAGCCTCACGATTGATGACGTACATTGAATCGTCACCTGTACCTGATAGTGCAGTGTCAACCCAAAGATCAAGTCCATTGACTGATCCACGGAGTGAACGTGGCTGAGCATTTCCAGCAGCGTTTTGTGGCTGCAATGCGTTGTAAATTGGACGTCCATCGACGTTGAATGACATTATGCGACCCCACATTGCAGGTGAGACCACGATCGCATCAGCGAATTTATGTGTTTGTTCATAAACGTACACTGATGCAGTTGCAACCCAAGAAAGCAATTCCTCGGCAGTAATATCTGAACCGAATCCTGTTGATGCTGCTGCTGAGTTTGCAATGATCTGCGCTGAGTTGTATTCATTGGTTGCACGTGCATATTGTGACGAAAGATTTGAAATCAATTCGGTAAAGAAAAGTGGATCAGATCGGTCCGCGAGTTCGACGGACATAACCTGAGAACCCTTGAATGACTTCACATTTACGTTGATGAATTCTGATTCCATAACTGTTGGAGTTACTGGATCGAGTTCATCAATCTGAGCCACTGATGGCAGTACTGTAATTTTTGGGATTTGAAAAACGAGTCCTGATCCAGGCAGTGTTCCATTTGAAATGGAATCAATGCTGGCTCTTACATTGTCGGCAAGTCCATTGACAACCTCACGCAGTTGGCGTGTTGGGATCAATCCTGGATTGTCTGTTGATGCCGTTGCTGCTGCGATGTATGCACGTGATGTTTCTGATCCACGGGCTGCTGCAACCTGGTGCATCAAAAATGTTTCAGGTGATACGACTGGGTTGCGTGATGCGATGAAATTGACTGGCTTTGGTGCTGCTGCTGCTGCTTGTACTTCTGCTGCCGCTTCTACCGTCTCGGCGGTAGTTGGCTCTGTGACGGTGTTTTCCACGGCGTCTCCTTCTGTTGGTGGTGTGGGTGTTGCTTCCGCTTCATCGGATGATGTTTCGGAATTTTCTGGTGCGGTGTTCGCTGCGACATTTGATACACGTGCTGAATCAAATGCAGGATTATGCGTCAAAGCGACACCGACCAAATCTGCTTTATTGACGACCATTGTGCCGTCCTCGTTGTACCCGAAATCGATTGCGTTTGCTTCAACGCTGAATCCATCACGAAGTCCGTCCATTGCTTCCTGGATGGCGTCTGATCCAGCAGTAGTTTTGGAAATCTTGAATGTTGCATTGATTGATTTTCCATCAGGTGAAAGTTCCATCGATAATGTTTTACCGATTGGACGTGCTGAATCGTGTTCAAGATTTAATTTCACATTTGCTGGAGTGATCGATCCTGCTTTGAATAGGACTTTGCCTGTTGATGCTTTGGCAGCGGTATCAAATGCAACGATTTGTCCGGTGATTGTACGTGCCTCAGAATCAGCGGCAGTGATTGTGAATGGTGTATTTACCTTCATTTGATCATTTCCTCTGCTTGTCGGATTTCATCGATTGTGATTGCTGCATTGCCTTCGGCGTCCACAATCGAATTCAGGATTTTGTAAATATTGGCACGTTCAAGATCGCTGCCGCGTAAGTAATCTGATAAATCGTATTTGACCTGTTGCGTTGATGGAATGAAATCAGGCATTGAAAGTCTTTCGGTAATGCTTGTCATCAGCGGAATAAGTGAGAAATCCAGCAAGGTTTGGCGCTGAGTTGTCGCGTTGCTATACGTCATCGATGATCCAGTTTCGGCATCGACGTAATATGCAGGGATTCCGCAAGCACGTGCCACCTCGGTGGCGATGTATGAACGGGCAGCCGCCAGTTGCAATTTCTCAGGATCAAATCCGACTGTCTCCAAAGTTACGTCAGCATTTAGAAACGCAGTGCCGCGATTGCGTCGGGCTGTTGCCCACGAATCAAGCAGTTTGGCGATTCTGTCAGCTGGTAAAGCCGTGCCGTTGGATTTCAACACCATTGATGGAATTGGCTCACGTGCGTACATCGCAGCGGCACGTTCTAGTTCCGCACCCGTGCGGATTGTTCGACCTGCTCGATTCAGGACGCCTTCATCATTGCCGTTAAACACGACCAGTGATCCAATACCGGAATTCGGTACTGGCGATCCATCAACCATATAATATTCAATTTGCGTCGCAAGTGAGTTCGTTTGAATCGTCACGCGAGTTGGTGAAACGCGTTCAACGCTGCGCACACGAAATGTGTCTGCAAATAATTCTGTGATCTGCCAATATCCGTATCCGTAAAGCAGAATGTCCTCTAGTGTCCATACATAAGTGGCTGATCCTGGCACACGTGGATCAGGTGTACGGATAACACGTGGGATTGCTTCCTCGATTTCCATTCCAGTGGATCGATCAATGACTTCAAGTCCAATCGATGCGATCGATGAGCAAATGATATTTCTTGCACGTGCCGCAGTCGGGATCGACATAAATTCCTCACGCGTTGCGGTATTTGCACCGCCGAAAAATGGAGTGAGTGAATCAAGCGATGTGACCGGACCAAGTTGCGCAGATACGTCAGGTGATTGCGGCGTTGCCACCGTTTGAACCTGACGCGTTGCAAATATGTCACGAATTCCCATTTGCAAATTTTCTCAGTGTGATACCACTATCCGACCATAATGTCCGTTTCCGTCTCTGGGCGTGTCGCGAAATGTGTCGCGAGCGCCGATGCCACGGCAGCGCACACCGCGGTTTGACTGGCACGGCGTCCAATGACCCATCCGCCATCACCTCGACGTAATTGAACCGCTGAAAGCATTTGGGCAGTCAGTTCGGGTTGATTGGTATGACGCAACCTGCCACTGTTGATCGCACCAAGCAATTCGTCACACGATTGTGGATAGGCAGCATCCATATCGTAAATCGGAATTCCTGCTGGCTGTAATCGAGCCGCTACCGCACCGCTAGTTTTGCGGCTATATAGCAAATGTTCGATCGGATATTTTCGGCAATAAAACGCGGCATCATTTGCGATTGCTCGATCGTCCAGTTGTCTTTCGTTTTCCCAAGTATGCAGCAGTTTTAGGATAAATCGTTCATCGCCTAATTTTTGCGCCCCGACCAATGCGCAATGTTTTCGATCGGGTGAAATATCCAAAGCCAGCCAGGTAAGTTTTTCAGGATCGAGATCAACCTCAGGATCGGCACACCCATCCCACGCGGCTTGACTGATCACCGATGAAATCGTTTGAACCCATCGGCAAAGCACCTCGGTTTGTACGACCTCAGGTGGGTCTTTCAAAACGCTGCGAATATTGTCGATGTGAATGGTGTGACCCAATGCAGGATTTGCCATAGCGAAATTTTCGTCCGTCAAAGCGTCGGATGCACCTGACCATTCGAAATATCCGATGTCATCAACCACACCCGACGCAGCGGCGATTCCCCGTTCGCGTAGCAAATTTAGCACTTTGGAATGTTGATCGCCAGCGTTCGAATAAGTCATCACCATCGGATTTTTTGCCGCAAGTAATGTGTACCGCAACGATGCAAATGATTCGAGTTCGTGCATTTCACGCAATTCGTCCAGGTGGACTGTTTCAGGTTTCGAGATACCGCGAGCAGCTGATCCGCCAGCCTTGATGATGAATCGATTAATGCCCGTTGATCCCTGGACTTCGATTTCCTCACTGCCGTGCGACCATCGAATTCGTTTTACGCGTTTGGCAAGATCATCCGATGATTCGATCAGATTGACCAGCGATCGAAATTGTTCCAACGATGTCGCTAATCGGTGAGCCGATGCCACCTGCAACGATTCATCCCAATGGAATAACCCCATCAAGATACGCGAAAGCATCAGCGTAGATTTACCGGACTGACGTGCCACCACAATGCAGTTCAATGGCGTTGCCCATCGACCATCGGGCTTGACCTTATGTGCGTGGATCGCGACGTATTTCTGCCACGGCATAAACCCATCAGGAAAAATCGTGTCAGCAAAATCGATCAATTCCTGACCCCTGGACGGCAAATCATTGATTGGAGTGTGGATTCTAGGCGTTGGACTGCCAATGATGGGTGCTAATGACGGCTCAAAAACCGATGTGAGCCGATCTGAGCCTATTTCAGCCTGATGATGACTATCTGTCACCTGAACCACCTTGATCGTGACTTATAGACACGTTTTCGGGGATATAACGTTCCT